ATGTAACACCTTTGTCGCTATCACGGTTACCAGCAGCTACGATAAGAACGTTATCTGGTAGTTTGTACTGACCTACACGACGATTTAGAATAAGCTGATATGCAGCCGCTTGCACAGCTGGTGCAGCTGAGTTCATTTCGTCAAGAAAAAGAATAACATGCTTGTGTTCACTAGCCATTTCTTCATCCGGCAGTTCACTTGGTGCAGCCCATACCATTTTATTTACATTAGAATCAAAATATGGAATACCTTTAATATCAGTAGGCTCCCAAAGGCTCAAACGAATATCAATAACATGCGCATCCATGCTTTCGCCGATCTGATGTACAATGTCGGATTTACCAATACCCGGAGGTCCCCAAACAAAAATAGGGCGTTGTTGATCGAATGCAGCAGCAATAACTTTTTTTGCGCTATTAGGGGAAGTAGTGCGAATCGTGTCCATGATGTGTACCTGTTTGTTTATTAACTATGTATATAATACGACAAATCGGCTAGAAAGTCAAATGTTTTTTTGACGCTCAATTGCCTTTATTAAGCCGTATCGTTCTATATCACCAGAAAATAGACTTATCTCCATAGCTTTGCGATCGTCTGTTACTTCGATATATTTTTTTGTGAGATAGTACGGACAAGTGATAAAGTTGTCTAAATGTATCAGAATGTTTGTTTTATAAATGTTTACATCGGGGGGAAATTTTATTCTAAAAAGTGTAAGTTCTAGATTATTTTTTAAAAAATCACGCCCTGCTTCAGTGAGACGTAGTCCACCTTCTTTTTTGTCACGAGTATTATACCACCAGTCTGACGAATATTTTTTAATATTAGCATCATCGGTGCTTAATTTAGAACTGTTTAAAAAAATTTTAGTGTATGTGACTCTATTCATTCTCTGTAAAACTGTTTGTAAACTTAACGACCTTGAATTCGTCTGTCTTCCAAACAGTATTTAACCGTTCTGCTAAGTTATGAGCATGTCCGGGATTACTGAAACTTGTCTTTTTATACTTTGGGCCAGGGTAATTTGTTAGGCTGTTAAAACTTTTTAGGTTAAAAGGCTTACCTTGGAAGAATACAGCCCAAATTGCCTCAGCTTCTAACACTTGCTCAGTTCTATATGTGTTCTTGTCTGTGTACTCTTTTAGTACTACAGGCTTTGGCCTACTCATTTATCGTTCCTCATTATATACGTATATATTTATCTTTTACCAGCTAGAACCGCCGTCCATTCTGATATTGATTACTTCATTATTCTGTTGGGGTTGAGACATAAGAAGAGATTCCAAGTCTTCTGTATGCCTTGCTAAAAGTTCTGTAAGACAGTAGTGCAACTTTTTTGCTTGATCTACATTCATCCTAATTTCTTGTTGTCGACTAGTTTCAGCTTCTTTAACAAGAGTCAAAAATTGTTTGATAGGAGACGTATTAATTGGTTGTTTTTGCATTTGCAATACTCAGTTGTTGCCGCATTTCTATATCAGTTTTAAATGGGCCTTTGTTATTGTATCGTTCAATTGTAATTAGTTTAGGACAGTAACTTTTTACCCAACCTTTATTGAATTGGATGATGTAGTATCCTGCACAGTAAACACTTTTCGATTTTTCACTTTTTGTAAACAACGGAAGTTTCCGTTTTATGTCATACATACTGTTAAAAGGTTTACAATTTGTAGGGAAATCGTGCACATAAAATTGTGTAGTTTCTGTAACTTTTAGTTGCGTCCAAGTAAGCGATCCTAGTTTTTTGTTTACACTAGACTTTGAATTACAAACAGCAGGCGAGTCTTTTTCGGTGTGTACAATGTAATGATCGTTGTTAAACGAAATTGTACCTACACTTTCACCGTTATCTTCTACAATCCAAAACTTATCTTTTAAAATTTCTTTAGCGTTCATTTTACATACCTTGATTGAAACGGTTCTGCATACAAACTAATGTTGTCTGCAATTCTATTCATATCCCACTTGTGACAAAATTTTAGAAGCCTAACACCAACTTGTGACAAATCTTTAGGTGATTCAGTCTCGCTATCAATAGTACTTGTAATAAGTTCTTTAATATCGACAGGCTGTGCTGTTAGATCACAAAGCAGTACATTTCTATTGTAGTCATCAATCACACGATGTTCTACTCCTTCGTGATCTGTCCAGCGTTGTAGCATCATGTTGTTCCAGTTGTAGCCTTTTGTATTCTTATCTGCAAAAGCTTCAAATAGCCCAACTTTATTTTTAGTACCTTTTTTACGTACACCTGGATATGCACTAAAAATATTGTCACTAGTATCGCCACGCATACACTTTTCAAAAAGTAGCCACTGCGGATCAGGCGCAGGCTTTTCTTCGCCTGTTTTTTTATCTATAACACGTTTGCCTTTATCGTCAAAGTAGCCTTCGTGAGTAATAGTTACATTACTTACACCATTGTATTGCTTTACATTAGGTGCAATAAGTTGTGCAAAATCACCGTCTGTACTAAGAATAACATGATTATCGTTCGGATGCTCTTGCACCCACCCAGCAATAAGGTCATCTGCTTCTAATTGTTTATTATGCAGTACTGTGCAGTTAGTCTTTGTGCGAACAAAGTCTTTAAATTCGTCAAAGATTTCAAAGAATACACGATCTTCTTCGGCTTGCTGTGCATTCATAGCGTCTCGTGCTTCTTGCCGATTTCGTTTGTACGGTGCGTATACGTCTTTGCGCCAACTACGCCCTTCTAAGCAAAATACAACATGATCTGCATCAAAGTCTTGCCATGCCTTTTTAATGCTGTTAAGAGTAACATGCAAAGCCATACCGACTTTGTCGTCGAGACTTCCCCGAACTACGTGTCTAGCTCGAAAGAAAGTGTTCATAGTATCAACTAGAATATAAGTGCTCATATAATTATACTAGTATATAATAAAGGAAAAGTCAACCAACTTTTTAAGAAACTTCTGATTTTCCTTTGTCGATCGGTATAACATTGATGTAACCCATGTCTCTGTCTGTACTCTGCCCGTCTTCGACAAGCATTTGCTGTACAATTGTTCTAAACCATTGATCGACAATATCTTCGTTGGTTTCGCCTTTATAACCAGCATCGAGTAATTGTTCGATAAATTCGTTGTTCCAATCTAATTCAAAAAAACCATTTTTAATATTATCTGGATTAACTTGTGTATCAATTACTGCAATATAAGGCTCACCTTTAGCTGTTGCTGCTGCTTTAGGATCAGTTTCTTCAAGCAGTTTAAGCTTTTCTTTTTCAAGTTTGTCAATGCCCATTAGGCGTTTTAGCATATTTTTCATTATGTTCCCCATGCATTACCAAATAGTGAAATGTGCAGTCTTGGGGTAAATCGCCATCCACGCTGCATACAAATTTCAGCTACTTCTTTAACATTCATATTATATTCTTCAGAACGACCGCCTAGTGGCATACAATATACTGGACACTCTACACCAACTGCACGATATTCGTTTACTGCTTTAGAAACTTCATCAATATCATCTTTATCAGCTACAACAAATTTTAAGTATAAGTCACTGCCTTTAATTTCACTGTATTGTTTTGCAATATCAGGGAGAATAGCAGTTTCCCAGGGTTCGCCTGAAACACTTAGTTTAGGAGAACAACTCCATGTTACTTCAAAACGGTCCTGAGTATCTAAATATTCTTTAAATTCTTTGTGTAATTTTTGTGTTGTATTTGTCTCGAATGTTACGTTCTTTAAATCTGACATTCGGGGATGTTCGAACAGTTCGATATATAGTCGTTGCCAAGCAAGCAAAGGTTCACCGCCTGTTAGAATTAGATGAATATCTTGACCATTATCCATAGTCCACTTACCTTCTGGAGTAAGACTCAGCAAGTGTTCTACTACTTCTTCGACATCTGCTTGCCGATTAAAATGTTTAAATTCAGGATAAATGCTTGCGTAAGTATCGCAGCCTGTGTGAATAATAGGCAGATCTTCAAACTTTTCCGTAGTTTCGTGAACTTTATTATCAATAAGTTCTTTTACTTCGGGATTGTATCTATTGCCTTCGGCATGTTGTTCCCATCGATCTTTGTCTTTCGGAAGACCAAAGTTCATACAACGGAAGTTACAACCAAATGTACGTAGGAATACACTGGGTACACCTACATACTTGCCTTCACCTTGTACACTATAAAATGCTTCAGAGTATCGTAATTTCATTAAAGCTCCTCAAGGATGCCAAGAACTTCTGCTGCAATTAGCAGTGCACCGCCTACTACAACTGGCATTACTATTACTGGTGTAAACAAACTACTTACAAAAGCAGCCCCAGCACCAATACGCACAGCACTCTTTACTAGACTTATGTAAAAGTGCTTTTTACTTACATCTACTGGTTCAGCCATCTTTGTCTCCATAATAAATTGGGGTTACACTGAGTGAATCGTGATAGTCGCTTTCTCGATGATATTCACGTACAGCAGTTTCACGAAGTACTCGATCTCCTACTTTTCTATATATAATTAGTTCTTTTCTAATTACACCCTCATCGTCGCTATCGTAAATAGTTTGAAACGGGCCAAGTTCTACTGGTTTTGTAGCAGCCATTAGTTTGCATATCCTTGTTGTAGTTTGATATTGTCCATAAACTCTTTTTTAGTGCTAGGGTCGTCGTAAAATGCACCTTTAAGGACAGTGGTTTGAGTAAGTGAGCTATGTGCACTAATGCCACGATTTTCGCAACAGCCGTGTGTAGCTTGAATATAAACACCAACATGTTCAGACCCAGTGGCATTCATAATTTCTTTAGCAATATCCATTGCTAGTTCTTCTTGTAAGGTACCGCGACGTGCGCACCATTGTGCTAAACGTGTATACTTACTAAGTCCAATAAGTGTGTCAGCAGCAATAATACCAATGTATGCTACACCGCTTACTGGTTGATGATGATGCGAGCACATACTTTTAAGTTCACTACGTACTACTAACATGCCTTTATAAGGGTCATTAGTTACATTAGGAAAAGCAGTAGCATTAGGACGAGCATCATAACGTCCGCTCATAATTTCTTTGTAGTACATTTTCGCGAGGCGCCGAGCAGTATCTTGCGAGTTAGGATCATTGTTACGATCAATGATAAGTGCGTCAAGAACACCTTCAAACTTTTCAGTAAGTTCATCGATTAGTTGTTCTTTTTCGCCATCTTCGATAAACTTAGTAATATTATCGTTTGCGTGAAAGCCTTCGCCGGCGTCTTTAATGCGCTGTATAATTTCTTCGTATTTTTTCATCTTATCTCCGAGTTATTGACGTGGATGTCATCTGTATAATATACTTTGTATTTAGGTTTTTGTCAATTAAAAGTTAAAAAATGTTTTAACTTTATCTAAATCGATATTGTCTTTTTCTTGTCTTGGAATTAGGTAAACAAGATTTCCATTTTCATTACCTGCTATTTTGCCTACGTTTTGCAATACATGAAATGATTTACAATAGTCTTTATCCACCCAGTCATACCCCCATTTATATGCTGCTTCAAAACAGTCTCGCAAATTTTGCCAAGTGTCTTTTTTTGGCACAAACACAATATGTCCTTGTGTTAATGTGTTTACAGCGTACACATCATATTTTTTTGTCTTTACAATATTGTCAGATTCTTTAAACATTGCTTTTCTCCCACGGATAAACAATCCATACTGGGTTTTCAGTTTTGTTAATAGTGCTTGCTACATATGTAACATTGGAAAAGTTACTTGGGGTATTATTATGAATCACAGCAACTCGTACGTTATCGCCCCAAATATTGTCCCAGCGATCGTCACCGGGATAATGAGCCGTGCGCCAATCTTTTTGAATCCAAAGAAGTGTTTCTCCTGTATCGTTAATATCATCTACAATAAGAATTTTTTTTCCTTCGTAAGCGTCTTCAGCCATCCAATAGTTTGACTCTGCAATTTCGCCTTCCTTGCCATCCCGTAGTGCTACTTTGAGTGTTTCGCAGGGAACATCTAATTCGTGAGATAAGAGAACAGCAGGAACTAATCCGCCTCTAGTAAGTCCTACAATATAATCAGGATGCCAATTACTTTTACGTACTTGATCTGCCAGTTTAAGCGTCATGCTTGTAATGACGTCCCAGTGAAATTCTTGTTGTTTAGTCATCTTTACTATTCCAATCATCAATTACTAAATTATAAGCATTGCGAAATTGTTCATACGCTTTTGCAAATGCAGGGTACTCTTTGGCCATTGCAGTAACTTCTTTAGCGGACGGTAATTTTTCTTCCCATAGTTGAGGAGGGTCAACCCATATACTAAGAGGATCATTTGCTGTGAGTCCGTCATATTTGTAATACGTTCCGTCTGCATATGTGGTAGCAGCAATATTAGAAATAGTAGTACTAGTAAATAAGCTACTTGCAGCAGTAAGTGATTCTGCAAATTCTTTGAGAACATGCATGTCTATAGTTGCATCGCCCTTTGCATCTGGCAATGATATAGAGCCTGCTTTAACGTGTTTTGATTGCGTCATACAACTTGTCTCCTTTAAAGAATGATTGAAGTTTTTCTTTTTGTTTTTCTAACAACGGCAAATAACTTTCATAGTTGTTCATGTAGTCTTTAATCGTTGCTATAACATCTTCTTTAAAATGTTCGTATGCATCGTAATCTTCAGTCCAATCACTTGGATACAAGAAGTTTTCGTCAGCCATCTCTGCGTAACTAAGACGATCAGGTACCATAGGAATAACATCCACTAGCGCACCTTCGTACCAACTAATGCCAAGTGTTTCTTGTAGATTAGCACTAAACACTACTTTAGATTTTGCTAGCAACATATGATAATCGTGCTTAGAAAGTTCTTGTTCTTGTGCTACAACAAATTCATATTCAGGTAGCTGCTTTTCAAGATCCTTAAAGATATTTAATTGTTTTTCAGGTGCAATACGATGCGGGAAAAGAACAATATCTTTTTTAGGCATATGCCTGTATGGCTCAAGAGCAGTTTTCAAATACTCCATTGGCCAACCAACTTGTTCAACAGTTTGGTTAGCTTCACGAAGCTCGTCACCGGCCCAGTCAAAAAACTCTTCAGCAAACAAGTCAATGTGAAAATCAGTTGCGTAAAAGTTATGATCATAGCAGCTAAACATACTGTGTTCTGCTGAACGTACCCAAGGTGCATCGCCAATAAGACGTCCTAAAAAGTCTTGTGGATCATAACTGCCAGCATGCCACATACCGCCGATTTTAATATCAACGCCTAGCAAACTAGCCATATATTTTAATTGAATTACTGTGGGGTTCCACGCATCAGTGTAAAGAAAGTAATCGCCATCTTTAACTTCACCGTTACAAAACATTTCACCAATCTGTGCCAGTTGGTTACTCTTGTACACGTTAGTACCGCCAAAATTTAGAA